GACAAATCAAATGCTTCCGCTTCTCTTTGTGATGATTCTTCTACTAGTGATCTCAGCAGCACTCCCGATAAAGGAGCTGACTGTGAAGGTCCTTCTAGCAGTAAGCATTACCACATTGATCTGCCTTGCAGCATCGCTGCTTGGCTTGCTGAGTATTTGATGTCTCGTGACCCTAAAGTTTCACCTGAGGTGATTCCCAAGGTCGTCGAGCAGGTCCGCAATGCCGGAGTTCCCTTCTTAGCAATCACATTCTTAAACGAATCTGAGCGCCTTGAAGCATTCCAAGCATTGTCTATTCATTTCGGTGAGAAGCTCATCGCTTCCTTCCGTGATGAAGTTGTTTCCCTTTTGGGCGACTGATTCATCTCTCTGCGGAGATGGGTGTCGTAAATGAACTCCTACAACATCGAGCGCCGGGACGGCGTGTGGACCTTGTACCGCACTGGTTTTGTGAACCAAGTGTTTGTGTATCCCCCTCAGTTGAGCCAAAAGCTTCAATTAGAGGATTACGGTACCGGTACCGGTGGAAATAAAACTTTTTATCTCCCACGTCCGCACAAGTTCTGGAAGTTGAAAGAGAAGATGCTTTCGGGTAGTTACCGGAACGTTGGCTATTGGGATTATCGTTTTCAAGACGATATCTACATTGGCACAACTAATTCCTATGCTTTCGAATCAGCTCTCTACAACTCACGCTTTACGGATTTGTATCCTCTGTGCTATAACGACGCACTTGAGGATGCATACTCACAAGCCAAAGGACAGAAAGATGCGAAAATTAACGTCGCGCTTACTGTTGCTGAAGCCCCAGAGACAATCCGTATGTTCACGCAGGCTTTAAAGGCCGTTGGTGGTCTTCTTATCGGCTTCGGTAAGATGAAGAAAGATTTCGCGAAATTTCTTCGCGGTGATCGTTCAACACCTTTTTCCAATAATCGAAGGTTGCGACATCAACAACGTCGCTTCTTAGAAAATCGGAAAAACCTTTCGGTTCGAGATTGGGCGCAGGTTCCTGCAAGCCTTTGGCTGCTCAAGCAGTACGGGATTACTCCTCTACTGTCTGACATCGAAGGCTATAGGTCCTACCTCCAAGGCAAGATGGTACCTCCCTCCGGGGAGGATCCTTCCATCTTTCGAGTCGAAGGACGGAAAGGCCGTAAACAGAAAGGACGCTTCGTTCTTTCTGCTGACCAGGCCTTTTGTGAAGGCACGAAAAGTGATCGTGCTCTTGTCTCTTTCTCTTTTAAGATAAGAGATGCCGATAAAGCTGAACTCACTAAGCTGAGCACATTCTCGCCGTTCACGGTGATATACGAAAAGATTCCGTTATCATTCGTGCTCGACTGGGTGTTTAACGTTGGCCAATACCTCGAGTTGCTTGAAGCATCGCTCGGCGCGGGTCTCCAGTTCAGTCATGGTTTTGTAACGAAATCCTTTTCGATACAATTCACGACAACCTGGTCTTCCGTAACGAACGTTACTTCTGGTTCCTTTTGGCAAATTGGTACAACGTACTACACCGGCTGGTCGATGTGGAACTTGAAAGATCGCGTCGTTCTGACCGATTTTCCAAAACCACAGCTTCCAAGCGTGAGTGTGTCTCTCGGCAGTCACAGACTTTTATCTGCGGCTGCTCTTCTCAAAACCCTCTTTATCAAGTGAGTTTTCAATGTCCGCGAAAGCAAACATTGTTATCAACGATGGTCAAGCAACCCCTGTTGCCCATACTTTCAGTCCCCGTGGCCCTGTCGATTCGAACGGTTATCACATTTACGAGGATCGTGTGGGTGGGATCGCCATTGGCTTTCCCCTCCTTATGTTCCGCGTAAAGTCTCCGACTTCGGGTGCTCAGGTCTCGCAGTCGAACCGCGTCTACCGCGTCGGTATGAGCTTGTCAGTTCCTACTATGGAAGTGACTTCGCCTCAAACCGGCACTGGTATTCAGCCGGCCCCTACGGTGAGTTATGTGCATCGCGCAAACGTGGAGTATTTGCTCCCCGAGCGTGGCACGTTGGCCCAACGTAAGGATCTGAACGCATACACCACAACTTCTTGGCTAATGCTGTTTGGACGACTGCTGTCGAAACTTTCGAAGGCGTGTGGTAACACTACTAAAGCTTCCGCTTTAGTGCCTTTGAAAGTCTCATTCTGAGTGATTCCTTTTTAGGAGAACTGTTGTGGTTTCATCTTCGAACCCTCCCAACGTTAGAGAAGTTCGGCATAAGCCTTCTTCTTCCAAGACGAAAGTCTTGATCAATGAAAAGCGTAAGGATCCAACCTTGCGTTCTTTTCAACGATTCGTTGAGAATGTCGACAGTCACGTCGCGCGGTTAGCTCTGAACTCTGTAAAGAACTCAGATCATGTCTCGCTTCTAAAGCTTGACGTGAATCCGCGTGATTACGACAACGGCGAAGCTTTTCGACTCGACTACCAAATTCAGAAATTCTTGTCTAAGTACAAGGGTCTCAGAACTGGTATTGATACGAAAGCTGTCGCACGTGCAGCATGGTCTGCAGCTGAGGACTCCTGTCGTAAGACCAACGAAGAAATCTCTCTTTGGCGCAGAGGTGAATTCAATTTTCACCCTGCCGTTGAGCGCGTTATCTTGCGTGCTCAGCGAAAAATTGCTGAAGTCCTTTCTTTGAAAAGTTGCTCGACAGGCCTTCATCTCGATGATTTGAAGGACATCTTTAGCACGTGTCGTTGGGGACCAGGTGTTACGACTTCGCTTGATGTGAAGCATAGCACTCTGGCTCATAAGGTCCGTGAGGACCAAAT